AACGAATTGCATATCAGCGTGCTCGCTTCCAACATATGCCAGCGTTATTTAATATTGTTGAAGGTGCTAAAAAAAGTTCAATGGACATGCCAACAACTGAAGAAAAAGCAACTTATGGTGACGTAGCAAACGAGCTTGCTAAACAATTTAAAAGCGGTGTGCTTGAGCCCCCTAAACATTCTAAGTTAACAACGTTCTTAACGCACTTTGGATTCTTACAATTTTTAACTGCTCCCGCTTCAGCAGTAGTTAATATGATGGCTATTCCAGGTTTATATATACCGGTAGCTGGAGCAAAATATGGTGGTCCTATACGTGTTGGTACAGTAGTAGCAAAATATGTGCGCATGTTGGGTGGTACTCTACAAGCAGTTGATGCCCAAGGTAAAAAAATTGCTTTTATAAACGAAGAAACCGACCGTTACGAGTTTTTGTCTTTGGCAAGAGCTAAGTTAGAAACTTTAAATGAAATAAACACTAAAGATGGTGCGGGCAAAATTAAATTACCAAAAGGCATAACTTTAGCTAATGTATATTCAGAAGGTGTAATTAGACAAGTTATTAATACTACATTAGCGCATGAGGCTGTAAGTATAGGAGAAATGCCTTCAGAACAATATACTGGTAGATGGCAAAAGTTTATGTATTACGCTAGCTTGCCATTCCATGCCGCCGAGAAGTTTAATCGTGAAATTGCGTTTATGACTTCTTTTGAGTTAGCTTACGAAAAAAACATAACCAACAAAAAAATGACTCCAGAGGCAGCTTATAATTTAGCCTTGAATCAAGCACGGGATCTTACTCAAGAGACCATGTTTAACTACAACACTACAAATAAACCACGTTACTTCCGTGGCAACATTGCTAGCGTATTACTACAGTTTAAAATGTATCCACAACACATGTCTGTCCTTTTGTTCCGTACGTTTCAAAAAGGTTGGGCTGATGGTGAAAAAGCAGAGCTTGCTAAAATTGAAAAAGAATATAGAGCAAATAAAGCTCCAGATGACGTACGTGAAAAAGCTTTAGCCGATAAACGGGCTGAAATGGCTGAAGTTAGAAAAGAAGCACGAGACGCTTTTGTTGGTATGCTAGGTATGTCTTTCTTAACTGCCGGTGCAACTGGCCTACCTATATGGTTTATTTTTTCAGGTGTGGCATCAGCTTTTCATGCTGCATTTGGTGAAGACGACGAGCCATTTGATACAGAAAACTGGTTTAAGAACTGGGCTAACAGAACATTTGGTAGCTTTGTAGGAGACACAATATCCAGAGGCTTACTATCGCAAGTAACCGGTTCAAATTTTGCCGACCGTATGAAGATTAACTTGCCAGATATGTGGTTCCCAGATGTGCGTAAGAGCCAGAGTGAAGTAGATTATGTTCAAAACATGTTTATTAATACTTTGGGCCCATCTATGGGTGCACTATTGGTTAGCTATCCTGAAGCCCTAAAACGCTTTAACGATGGACATACAGAACGTGCAATGGAAGCGCTAATGCCAGCAGCTATTAAAAACGTTATGATCGGCACTAGATATATGGTTGAAGGACAGGCGCTAACTCTTAAAGGCAATACTTTAGTAGAAGATATTAGTGCTCGTGAAGCTTTATCTCAAATGCTTGGTTTCTCCCCAGAACGAGTTGCCCAAAAGCAACAAGCTGCGTTTCAAACAAAGAACGCTAACGAAACCATAATGAATAGACGCACTGACTTGCTAAACGCTTTCTTTATAGCTGTAGATTCTAGCGATGCAGATATGATGGCTAAAGTAATAGATAAGATGGTGAAATTTAGCCAAACCAATCCAGGAGTTGGGATAGATCCTGAAGATTTAATTGACTCAATACAAAAAAGGTACAAAGACCGAGCTCTTGCTAACATAACTGGTGGTATGGGGCTTAATAAGAACCTTATACCTGAGTTATTACCGATGCTTGAGTACGGCGAGCGATAAAAAAACCCCGCCGAGGGGGCGGGGTATCAAGTAATACCTAAAGGAATGTAGTCAAAACCCTTGGCTACGACTGTATGATACTACCTAATACGCCATATACGCAACCCAGTAATCCCACGCTCTAAAACAATTTGAGTTTTTACCTTAAATTTAAGGCGTTTAGTAGTCCTTTTGATTTGTTCCAAAGCATGGCTATGGTCTAAGCACGGTATAAAAAATGACGAGCCGACCACAAAATTACGCCAATTAACTCTAAAGTTTAGCCCGTGGATCAGCATCAGGTACGCTCTTAGCTGCCTGTATATAAGATTCGGCATCCTCAAAATGGTGACTACTTAGGTCAAAAATATGCACGTCTACAGGACCAGACGCTACTTTAGTTCCTTTAGATAAGCGCTTCTTGATGTGTCCTAGATAGGCTTTGTCAATTTCAAGTCCTTTTAAAATGTCTTTTAGGGTAACCTGTTGGTCGCTGCAATAAGCACGTAGCTGCTTAGCATTGATAAACATCTTCTTGGTATCCGGCTCAATCCTAATAAACAAGTCATTAAACTTAGGCTCCACAATAGGCAATTGTTCCATGCCAGACCTAGAGTCTGCTTCGTTGTTTATAACCAACACTGAGGCACGATGCTCATTAATAAACTCGTTAATGATGCTGCTTTGTGTGCCTAAAGGAGTCTTAACCTCACTGCGCATTACCACTAACTCTTTAGCAATCCAGTCATAAACTCTCTTAACGTCAAAGTCTATGATGCCTAAGTCTTTAGCAATCAAAGCGCCAGCAATATTACAGGCAACAACTGCTGACCAAAACCGTTCTCTGCTGGTTAAGCCAAGAGCTTTATCAAGTCGTTGCTGTATCTGCAGAACTAAATCAATAGCTTCTTCTAAGTCACTAACAAGATACTTGGCATACTCAACCCCTGCGTGTCCGTAGTTACCATACAGTTTGCCAAAGATTGCGTCGGCTTCTTCTTTAGTTAAGTTGCTTGTTAAGTCAATCCGGTACTCTAGAAGGCGCATAAACTCACCATCAGGGGTAGATTTAAGGGCAGCTAGCTTGTCATAGAACGAAGCATTTGAACTACATAACGCTATGGTTGCCCACTTAGTATGGTTAATTCGCTCAGCATTGTCGTGCTGTTTCATGCGGTTCTTGCCCCGCCCTTGTGACAGGCTATAAGCTAGGTCTGAAAAAGCATCTCCACTAAGTTTGGTAATCTCGTCTATAGTAGCTGGCAGATTATTGAGCACGCCCATCCGGTGGATTATGGAGTTGATTGTGTCTTTCCATTGCATCATTAGTTCTTCAGGGTGCCCCCAAACACTATTGCAAGCTTTAAGGATCGTAGACTTACCGGTGCCTGAAGTGTTGTTAATGAGATTAATAATCGCACCCTTAAGGTTCAAATGCTTAAGCAACGGCGCCCCAAACGCAGTAAAGAAAGCAAATGCGTGAGGTTCAAATCCCGGCTGGTTATACACTTGTATAACTTTTTTCCACTCAGCATAGTCTCCCGTCGGCTTTAAAAACTCAGAAAGTGTGCCTGTTGTTGCAGACGGTGGGCTATAGCTAACTTTGTTTGCTGAAATCTCTTGCTCCCCAAGAATAAACTTGGAGTTGTCATCGGTCCAACCAAATTGATTTCTCATAATCTCTACCTCTGTTCTATGTTGAAGTTCTTTTGTAAATGTAATGATGTACGCCATTACTCTTTTCATCTGCTCTGAATTACCTACAACACCATGCCAGCCGAGCCGCTCTCTAAGTTTTTCAGGAGCCATTACATCAACGACAGGCATTGCAAACTCACGTAAACCATCTTTAGGTAAGTGCAATCTCAACCAAATACATTCGCCACGAGAAGGATCATGTAGCCGTTTAACAATATATAAATCGTGTTCATATACATTTATAGCATCTACATTACCGGCTTCATCTTTAAACTCTACGTACACTCCACCGTTTTTACCTCTGAAGTACGGAAACGGATATGACGGTATATCAAAAACCTCTTCTTTACCAGCCTTCGTCGTTTCGACAATAGTGCTCTCTTCTGCAACCGCAATCTCTGAACCCAACTGAATCGGAGAAGATATCTTGCCTTTATGCTGGCACTCCTCACACCCTGAAGGATTGAGCTTTTCAAAGGTTTGGCACGTATAGGGTCCCTTAGTTTGATTCGCCTTGCGTTCGGTGTTCTCTGGCGAGTACCCGGGGTGCCCTTGTGAAATCCTGTGAATTGCTTCATCTTTGTCTACGCAAACTGCCGCTATTGACAGACCTGCTCTCCATAGTGGTTCTTCAATTGTGTCTTGATTTACTGCAATATTTTCAAGCTGAGCGCAGCCTTGCCCATTCATGGTTTTAATCATGATGGTTTTAAATCGACTTTGCTTGTTACCTAGCAGTGCTTGAGTCATCTCATTGAGCTGACGTGGCATCCAATCAGGTGCAATCAACACACCAATATTTTGTTTAATAGCCTCAAACGGCAACTCTTTAGATACAGCTAGTAGTTCTACTGGGAGCGGTGGCTCCTGTTTAAAGTTAAATGTTTCAGGTACCCGCAGTATTGAGGCGTTATCTGCGGTGCGTGACGGGTCAGCTGCAAAGCCATGATCTTCGCATAGTGCTTTTAACCGCTCGGCTACAGGCTTCCAGTCTTTACGACCAACTACTTCCTGTAATCTCCAGTAAGCATGAACGCCCCGCCCTGAGTTAACAATGGTTGGTAAAGGTATTTTAATCTTATGGCAGAACTCTTTAAGAGCACTAAGTCCTGCAGCTTGATCTTCGTACGGCTTACCTACTCCACAATCAACATCAACCCAAAAAGCTTTAATAAGATTGCCGTTTGGTTGGATACGTCCCTGTTTAGGGTCTTCATACTTAGCACATGCAAAATAAGCATCATACTTCTCAGCTACCAACGTATTCACTTCAGCTTCGACATCTGCCAAAGTCTGAAAGAAGTTTTGTCTTGGTGGTTTATCGCCTTCTTGCCGCAAGCCGACTGTGCAATACCAGCCTTCTCCCTCGGGCGGCAAAACTGCTACCAATAGATCTTTGATTGCCATTAGTTATGTTTATCTAGTAATTTTTCTATTTTCTTAGCTTTATCTTTAGTTGGATAACCAACCCCAGTAAACCAGTTGTATATAGTCATGCGGGTTACGCCTAACTTTTTAGCAATGGTTGCTACTGGGATATCGTTGGCAATACAATACCGCCCAAGCTGGACCCCAATGTTTTTGGAATCAGCAGCTTGGTTGGCTTTTACAAGACGAAAGCTATACCCTCTAAGACTCATGCTGCGTCGTCATTAGACCAATCGCTCATTACAGCTTTAAGGTCACGTTTAGGGGCAGGCTCAGCAGCTTTTTTATCTACACGCTTTGTTGGCTCAGCAATTGCTTCAATTTCTACTGTTCCAACTTCAGCTTTTGCTACAGGAGCTTCTAGCTTTTTAATACCATCGGCTTGTGCAACAGTCATTGTGATTGCAGCTTTAGCAGTCTTGGTCTCACCTTGCTTCTTGGCTACTTCCCATTCATCCTTCTCAAGGAACCGCACTGGACGGAAGAACAGTTTGCCTACAGTTGAGTCCTCGTCAAAGCGCATTTCAGTTACTAGTGTGTTTAAGTTGTAACCTTGTGAGCCAACGTAACGTACGTACTGATCAAATGGCATGTGATCTAGATCGCCTGGTTTTTTGGAATCATAGAAGATTGACTTAGACTGCAAGGTCATTTGATAAACATCGCCGTTTAAATCTGCAGAGAGAGCCACAGCAATACGACGGTTTTTACGACATGCCTTGGTACTACCTTGGCCTGAACCAGCTATGTCTTGTGAGCAGTTCATACACATTGGACTTTGTGGTTCTTTAACAGAAGCGTCAGGCTTCTCTCCATCATTAGACCAGCAGTCAGGTGGGGCAGCATCAGCCTTGGGATCCCATGCTTTAGCATAAAACGTGCGGGATACATTGGGTGAGGCGTTAACAATAACAATCTCCATTTTGTTATTGTTGCTCTTAGAAATCTCGGCTCCGTTTACTTTTAAAATAAACTTATTATTGCCAAGTGCAATACGTTTGACACCGGTATTACCACCCGATAAAGCACGGGTTACATCATCAACTTCTACATCTTTAAGGTAGTCAGGTAATTGTTGATTAAACAAAGCGACGTTGGTCATTATTTTCTCCTAGTTACAATAATTGCGTATGTGCTATCCACGTTTAAACCGGCGGGATGCAAGTCCGGATTCTCCTCCAAAAACTGCTTCATATTGGTTTGTTGAATTCTTCTTTCCAGTAACTCAGGCGCATTATTCTCCACAACAAATTTGTGAAAACGCTCCCAGTCATTGGTTGTATAACGTTGTTTGATATTACGTCTAGCTGAACCGTGCACAGTTTTTAAACTAGTAGCACCAATCCCTTTGAGTATATCGAGCAGTTCTGTTTGCACAACCTCAATCTGCTCTTCTAGAGTGGCTTTCTTAGCCATATAACTTCTGTAGTTATCTTCTAGGGCATCACGTATCTTTATGTAAACTTCTACAAGTTTTTCAGAGGACACATCGCCTTGGACTTCTTGTTCCATATAAATTCCTTTAGGTTAAACGCTGGTCTTTGCCAGTTAAATCATATTAAAACTATAATTTGACTTTGTCAACTATTATTAATCTCTTGTCTGTACAAGTCAACTATTTTTTCATGTGCTTCGAGTTTATTTTGCAACATTTGATAGAGCCGTGTCTCTACGGGACTACCCTTAATATGCACAATAGTCATTGCGTTCTTCTGCCCTTGCCTATCTATACGTGCATTAGCTTGCAAGTAAGTCTCTATGGACGTCACTGGAGCATACCAAATAATAGTGTCTGCGGCTGTTAGTGTTATCCCGTGGGCAGCAGCTTGCGGTTGTATTATTAATACTCGTGGGTTAGGCTGTTCTTGGAATAGTTTAAATACTTCTGTGCGTTTATTTACTGGAACTTTACCATTAATAACTTCACAAGTAATACCTACCCCTCTTAAATGTGTCTTAAGTAGTTCTATTGTATGCGTAAAAGGCACAAAAATAAGTACCTTATGACTTGCTTCTAATATTACTTCTTCAACAACACGTAGACGATTACTAACATCAAACTCAACGACAGCACCGGTATCAGAGTAGACAGCTCCACCTGATATCTGTAAAAGTTTATTGAGCTTAACTGCCGCATTAACAGCGCTAACTTCTTCACCATCCGCTGCCATAAGCCACTCGTCTTTAAGTGTTTTGTAGTATTTCTCCTGTTGCGTAGTAAGGGGGGCGTCCCGAAAAACATGTGTAACCTCCGGCAAGTCTAAGCAATCTTCTTTTCTAAATCTGATTGCGGGTTGAAGGGCGGCAAATACGGTTTGATCTGCATCAGGTTTTTGTAGCCATTTAAATTTACTAATGTTTATCATAGTTTGATCTCTAAATGCCCCAAAGAATCTAGGCACGTTTTGTGGGACTATTAGTTTACCTAACCCAAAAGCATCTGTTGGACTTTGTGCTGCTGGCGTACCAGTCATCATCCACACCCATGTGCGTGGAGTCATGATGTAATTCATAGTTTTCCAACGATTAGTTGTTATTGTTTTGTACGCATTGGCTTCGTCAATAATTATTAAGTCAAAGTTTTGTTTTGCAATATCGTCGGCTACGATTTCTACGCCGTCATAATTAATAATGACAAACTCCGCATCGCTCTCAATAATTGCTTTACGTTTATGCCTATCTCCATATGCCACACCTACTTTGCGGTGCATTACAAACTTAAACAAATCGGCTTGCCACGCTGATTGCATTATAGATAAAGGGCATACGATAAGCACACGATACACACGTTTTTGTGTCATCAAATAATCTGCAGCCCATATAGCTGCTGCAGTCTTACCTGTGCCTTGCTCGTTAAAACAAAATGCTCTTTGATTTAGTGTAAGAAAATTAGCTGTATCTTTTTGATGCTCCATTGGTTTATGCAAACCAGGCCATTTGTAATCACGCAATATTGGAGATGGTACTTTTTTAATCTTAAGTTTGTTTAAAGCTTGTGCTTCATCCAAACCCCAATGCACGGCAACCTTATGTAAGTCGCCGTTGGTCTCAATAATTTGGCTTTTTTTTATGCACTCAGTTACTAGTTGTGGACGTCTAGTAGTAATAAGTATTGCTTTGTTATTTAGTATTTCCATTTTTGCGTTTAGGTTTATTTATTTTTACTGTATGGTCTGAGTTTCGGCTAAATGATCTATTTTGGCTTGGCGTTTCTATGCGTATGTTTTTACGGCTGTTTGTACCACCCTTAGATAAAGGCACAATATGTTCAAGATCTTTACCCTCACGAGCATCAGCTTTACCATTGCCGTTCTTATCAACCACAGCTTTATCGACTGCATATCTAGCACGGTCACGAGCGTTCCTCGTTTCTTGTTCCCCCCGAGCTAACTGTTGTTTGTACTCCTTCTTGTAGGGGCGAGGTTTGTTCACATAAGGCATATCGATCTCCTTCCTTTTTGAAAAAATAGACTGACCCATCAGCCAATACTATGTATTTTATGCCGCTTTGAGGATCGTCGCCAAGCATATCTTTTAGTAATTGCTGCACTTGCTCAATAGTCATGGGGGTGTCTTGTATTGATACTAGTCCTGCAAAGGGTATTGGCTCTACATTAGCTTGGTATGCTTGGATGCGGT